AAAAAGTAGTTGTTGCCATTTTATATTCCTCCTAGAATATGTAAATATAGTCACCTAGGGTGTGTCGACTATACGCGTCTATATTCACTAGTTATTGTTTATGTATAGTGATTAAAATATATATTATTTTTATGTAGAGTGCAAGAGATTGCGTGGTGAATGTACGTATATCAACGATGTAGCTTTTATATTAAGAAGCTACAGAAACTTGTGGCGCAACACCTTCTACAGTGTTTTGTTTGTGGGCAATTTCAGCTTCTTCTAGCTTGATCTTCGTAATGACTTCTCTAACTTTGTCATCAATTCTGACCATTTCAAGAGTGTATCTGTCATTATCCAGATGCTCTTGTTCCCACTTCAACTCCAAGGACCTTTTTGCTTTGTATAGGTCTTGTATCATTAATAACCTCCTCAAAAGTTATACGATTAAACTCAGAATAATTATTTCCGAGATCTTCCCATTTTATACTGTTTTCTCCTAGTTTGTCAAGTATTGCTAATTCGACGGATTCAGCATTATCTTCAGCTAATATTTCAAATTTAGCGTGATGTTGATAAGCCCAGATATTGATAAGAAGTTTTTTCATTTACACCTTTTTTAATTATAAAAGGGGCGATTTTATGATCGCCCCTTAATATTTATCGATTACGTTGCGTCTGATCCGAATATGCCTCTTGGATCTGAGAATCCAAATACATATCTTTCTCTCGCTTTGTATCTTACGTTTCCAGTATCAAAGTCACCTTCCATTGAAGTTTTGATAGGTGATCTGTTGAAATGCTTAAGACCGTTAGGTACATCCGTTTTGATAAAGAATTTCTTCGCTGCAGTTAAGTAGTGATTTACTACATATCCACCAGAAATCATTCCCATATTTCTGATTGCGTTGATATCATTATCAGCCGTACCTGTTCTACCAGCAGAATTCATAAGTCTGTCAGCAGTAAATTGAAGAGCTGAAGGAATTACTAATTTAACTCCTTGCGCCGCAATTTTTAGGCCTCTTTCATCAGTGAAAGCCGCGATGTCGATCAACGACTGCTCCAATGAAGTTTCATTAAGCTCAGCAGCTGTTGTTAACTCATTTGAAAATGAACCAGCTAATGTTGGGTGATCTGTAGCACAAAGTGCTTTAGTATCTCCTCCAGCAAAGTTGGCGTCAAATGCGTTATTTAATACCGCTGCGCCTTTGATATTCTTAGTAGACGCCATAGATCTTGCTAACGCTTTTGTATATCTAGACGCTAGTCTGTCATACAAGTTATCTTCGATAGCTTCTTCTGTTATAGCGAATGCTAATGCAATCGTTTCATTTGTGTAACGTGCTGTGAAAGTTTCTTGTGCATCGTCAAACTGAACGCCTTGGCCTTCAGGTTTAACTGCTGCATTAGCGAAACCAGCTAACATTACTTCCTCTTCGAAAGCTCTGTCTGATGATTCCGTGTCGAAAATTTCATTCCACTCGTTAGCATATTGTTTGTACTCAAGTCCAAATAGTGCATTTAGACCTGGCTCTAGTTCTTTAACTAGTTGTGCTCTTGATATTGCCATAGTTAATTGCTCCTATTATGAGTTAGATTTACAAGCCGATGGTGACATTTGAACTATTACGTTCGAATTAACCACTGAGTTGTCATTGTTTGCCGGATCGTTTGCTACTCTTACAATTCTAAACATAGCCGTTGTAGCTGTACCAGTATTTGTAAGTTTGACAGTTGATTGTCCGTACTCACTTGTACCAGTAGTCGCTCCATCTTGTGGATTGAATGTGTAAAGTAATTGTGCTTGAGTTACCGCTGCAGTACACTTCGCAGTGTATTCTTGCATAGGATTGTCATTCACAAAACCGATTCCGTCGTTACTTCCAGTATTATAGTCCTTAGCGAACGTAGTACTAGCTGCAACTGAGTTTGCGTATGTAGGTTTGCTAGTAGAGTTATCTATATAGAAAGCTCCATTGAACACGCCTAATAGTTTTTGAATGTTGGATGTACTTGTAGCCCAACCTGCGCCACCTGTAATGCCGTCATCCATAGTACCCGCCGCAGCGTCCTGTAGATAACCATCATCACCAGCTGTATGCTGTGGTGAAACCGGATTGTTCTTAAATATACCAACACCTAAACCAGATTTGATCTTGTATTCAGCTTGACCACCTGTAGCAGGAGTTGATCCTACTGTAGGGGCTTGTCTAAATCCAAAACCAGCTGTTTGATTTGCTGCCATAGTTTTATTTTCCTTGTTTATGTACTGACCCAAATAGGTCAATACGGATTAATGTTAATTTGTTGGACTTAGAAATTGCTAAATAACTATTTCTTTGTACCACCAAAAGTTACACGAGTTTGTCGTTCATTATTGAACGGCATACTAGGGTGCTGTTCCTTCATAAGATTGTTCTCTACTGCTTCTTCTTTGGCGTCGTTCTGTTTTTTATAGTACTCGTCAATTTGAAGCGCAATCTCTTCTGGTATCCTAGCCAGCAATAGGCCGCCCACTCCGATAACTCCAGCGTATTTACCTTCTGTCATCTCTGGATATTGAGTGTCTGGATATTCGTCAGCTCTCACTAACTCCCATCCTTCTCTCAAAGACGATGCTACGTTTTTAGCATCTGATGATCCAAGAATTTCGGATCGTATCCATTGATGTCTGAATCCAGTTGGCGCTGGTGGTGCATCAAGTGAGTTAGGTGGAGACCAAACTTTTTTTGTTTCAGCTTTCGCTCTTGTTTGGCTCGCACGTGAGGTTTTTATTTTATCATTTTCCATTTTATGCTCCTTCCGTGATGTTTAATTGTTTTGCATAATCTTCTAGCGGCACACCTAGTCTTTTAGCAATTGCTACCTGTGAAGGTGTGAGTTTGACAGTTTTCTTGCGTCCTGTTGAGGCTGAACGTTTAGCCGAGGCTACATTTTGAACTGGTTTAGTTCTTTCAGTAGAATTATCTTCTATCTTATCAAATTTATGGGGAAATTCAACTCTTATTCTTTTGTCAACTTCTTCATAATATTCTTCAGATTTAGGGTCATAACCTTCTGATTCTACAAGTCTTTTATGTATATCAAAAGCCGTATAAGTCATAGCTGAATCGTTACCAAACCAAGCATTTTTAGATGCCCAGTCTTCCGCTCTAGGATCAGTAACTACTGATTGAGTAGATCTTTGAGGATTTATCTTAACTTCTTTTTCTTGCACAGGTTTCTCTACTCTAGTTTTTAAAGTATTTAAACGTGCGGCATCCATAGTTAAAGTTGCAATTTGTTCTTGCGCTTTAACTTGACCTTCCACATCTTGAGCTTCAATAGAAGTTTTTAGTGCTTGTTTAGCTGCAACTAAATTACTTGATACTCTATTTTCAAATTCAGAAACATAGGATTTATCTAATTTAGATAATCTTCCTTCTACTTCATCTTTTTGTCTTTTAGTTGATTCAGCAAAAGCTATTGCTTCTTCTTTTTGTCTTTCAGCTTCTCTCATTTTACGAGTTAATTTAGCAATACGTCTTTGAACGCCATCACTATATTCTTTTAGCTCATCTTTATCTTCAGATTTTTTTTCAAGTTTAGCTTCTTTTTCAGAAGATTTATCTTCGTCTTGAGTAGGTTGTTCTACTTTTTCAACTTCGATTTTTTCTTCGATAGGTGCTTCAACTTTTTCTGGTTCACCTTTATCATCTAAATTAATTTCAGCACCGACTGTTTCGCCGACATCAATTAATTCTTCAGATGGTTTTTTGTTTTCGTTTTCTGTTGGCATAGTTCCTTCCTATGTTGTTAAATGTAATGAAGAACTGATTCAGGATCACCTATGGTCCCTAACACTTCATCATCGTTTAGTATTCGCACTTCTCCGCCTTCTATTGGTAATCTTGCGCCAGCATATCTAGCGAACATTACCCAATCTCCTACTTTGCACCAAGGCTCATTAAATTTATCTTTGTCCTTGTATGCAAGATCTCCCATTTTTAAAACATAACCACAAGTGGTTGCAATTCTAGCTTTATCTAATTGTTCTTGAGAGAATAAAATTC